TTCGTATGTTAATCCTGCTGGCATATTATTTCACCCCGTATAGTGCAAAGCGTGAGTATTGTTGCAAATTATTTGTCATAGCAGCAATTTTTATGTAACCGATTGCGCTTGTGGACATCCATACAGAGGAAACCAACGCTGCACTTCCGCCAACTCCGCCAACTGTTCCGTTTAAATCTGCTCCGCCAAGTTTACGCATTGTCTTATATTTATTGGTGTTCGCATAATCTAAAATGTCTATAACACCTGCACCAAAAGTGCCGCCCGTTGTTGTTCCAAAATCGTTTACTCCTTCCCAATAAGTTTGGGAAGTATCGGCTGAAGCGGCAACTGAAGCGCCATTTCCTAACAAATAATGCCGTGTATAGTTTGCCCCTGTATCTGCTGAGGATACACCAACATTTATTTTGAAACTTTCTACACCAAAAGTTCCTCTGTTAGTTTGTGCGATATACCGAACCTGAAGATGAGTGAACGTGGACGGGATTGATGTAAACTCAACATTAGAAACACCACCACTGCCTACGGTTACAGTAGCAATAGATTCAAAATCAGGAGGGTCGTATGCTGTATTACCAACAAGCAGGCTACGGCTAAAGGTTCCGTTCTTAAGACTTCTGATTGCCATTAGTAAGTTATGCTCCCACTTCCAGTGAATTTATAAATGTGATATGAGCCTGATGTTGTGTAGGTAGGTGAACCTGTAGTTGAGGCTGCTGCTTGAGTAGCACGAAGAATGACTACACCTGAGCCACCACTTCCACCGTTGTAGCCACCGTAACCACCACCACCACCACCGCCACCAGTATTAGCAGTAGCATTACCTCCAGGATTTCCTGAATACCCAGCAGAGCCAGCGCCACCGCCTCCTGAACCTCCAGCGCCTCCCGCTCTACCGCCATCACCACCTGAGCCACCACCTCCACCAGCATAAGTAACAGATGAACCAGTAATTGAAACTGCTACGCCAGTACCACCAGTTCCACCGCCAGAATTTGAACCATTGCCACCAACGGCACCAGCACCTCCTCCAGCACCACCGCCAGCATTTGCGGTAGCAGGATTTACTCCTGACCAACCACCGCCATAACCTTGACCTGATGTTCCACTTGTGACGCTACCTACTTGTCCAAAACCATTTAATCCACCACCAGAACCACCATTAGCAGCAGCAGGTGAACCACCATTTGCTCCACCACCACGTCCTCCGCCAGTTGATGTAATAGTCGTTAATCCAGTTCCAGAAATTAAAGAATTATTTCCTGAAACTTCCGAAGAACCTCCACCGCCTACAGTAACTGTATAAGTTGTTCCTGATAAAAGGGTAATCTGTGATTCAAGACTTCCACCACCACCAGTAGCGGTTACAGTAGAGCGCAAACCTCCAGCGCCACCACCGCCTCCATAGTTATTTCCAGCACCGCCACCACCTGCAACTACAAGATAATCAGCAGTTATGGGAACAAAAGCAGAATTACCAACAAGTATGCTAGACGGTGAGATGTTACCTGTCTTGTAACTTGTAATGGACATTAGACGGAAGCCTCATCTCCAAACGCCTGAAAGGCTAGGTTGGCTGTAGATGCGTACACAGAAAGAACATCTGTAGTTGCAAGGGTTAGACCAACAGTAATCAGTGTAGAGTCAGATGCACCAACCGTAATGTCATAACCAATATAGTGTTGGTTAGCAATTGAAGCACCAGCAGGGCGTACTGCAATACGGAATGTCGCAGCAGTAGCAGTAAGGTTAGCAACAGAGATTGTTGATACTACTGCTTCTTTAGATGCTGGTACTGTGTATAGGGTTGTGAGTGTTGTCGCAGATGGGTTTGATTGCCCAAGGACTTTTTTAGCCATTTAGTTATTTCTCCTTTAAGCGCCCATCAGCATAAATACTGACGGTGTTGGGTCGGTTATAATTGCTGCCCACGAAGCGGTTGTTCCGTTCGTAGTTAAATATTTTCCTGTGTTTCCAGTCTGAGATGGTAGAGCATCTACTGTTGTTGCCATCGCCAGTGTTGTAATAGATAACACCTGCGGTTAATGGGTTGCCATCATTGTCTACCGTAGGAGGCGTAGCCTTTGGACCAAGGTATCTATCGTCAAATGAATCCCAAGCAGCCTCAGCAGATGTAGCACTTGTGGCTGCGCTGGCTGCAGATGTTGCTGCTGCAGTAGCACTTGCTGCTGCGGAGGTAGCAGATGTGGCTGCTGCCGTAGCAGAGTTAGCAGCCGATGTAGCGCTAGTTGCTGCTGCTGATGCAGAAGCACTTGCGTTAGAAGCCTGAGCGATTGCAATAGACGCTGCACTGTCTGCGCTTGTAGCACTTGTCGCTGCTGCGGTTGCAGAGTTTGCTGCAGCAGTTGCTGAGTTAGCAGCGCTTGTGGCAGATGTCGCTGCAGCCGTTGCGCTGTTAGCAGCGTTTGTTTCACTTGTTGCAGCAGCAGCAGCGTAGCCTGCGATTGCGGCTACAGAAGCGGCAGCAGTTGTTGCTGAAGCAGCAGCACTGGTAGCGCTGGTTGCTGCAGCAGTAGCGCTTGCAGCAGCGCTTGTGGCGCTGGTAGCAGCAGCCGTGGCTGAGGCAGCAGCCGAAGTTGCGGAGGTGGCTGCAGCAGTAGCAGAAGTTGCTGCGCTAGATGCTGAAGTAGCAGCAGCGCTTGCACTGGAGGCAGAGGCTGTTGCTGAGTTGGCTGCACTTGTTGCTGATGTGGCAGCAGCAGTGGCACTGTTAGAAGCGCTAGTTGCGCTTGTGGCTGCAGCAGCAGCAGAGGCTGCAGCCTGTGCTACACCGCTTGATACGCCAGTATCAACATAATTCTTTGTTGCTGCATCCTGTGCAGATGATGGGTCGCCAAGACCAGTAATCTTGTATGTTGCAGCAAGAAGGTTTGAGCCTAGAGTCTTATTGCTTAGGGTCTGTGCTGCATCGTTAATTGTTACAGTTCCACTGGTATTAGGGAATGTAATGGCTCTATTGGCTGTTGGGTCCTCAACATTAAGGGTTGTATCAAAGGCATTGGTTGTTGCGCCTTCAAACTTAAGACCATTAGCACCAATAGTTTTATTGTTTAATGTCTGCTCTTTGTCAGTACCAACAATTACACCATCACCAGTAGCAATGCCGTGAACATGTGTTTGGTTAGCAGCATCAAGAATCGCTTGGTCAATGTCATAGCCACGGGCTGCGATATGGTTTTCTGACTCACGGAAGTCACGAGCAGATACACCGTGACGAACCACTGCACCAGCAGAGTGGGCTACAGCCTGTGTATTGTCAGCACCACGAGTTACTGTAAGGGTTGTACTGCTACCAGAGGTAACAGTAAGCACTTCTTCCTTAGAGGTATCTGGGTCTACAATCAGAGTGTAGGGAAATGATGTCGGAAATCCGCTAATGGATGCGACAATAAATGATGTATTGCTTGCACCTTGTGACTGTGCTGCAATGGATGATTGGAGCGAGGTTTCTACTGCGGTTGAGGAGTAGTACCGCGCTGGTGAGCCTGGGTCGCCTGCTGCCATTTTCTACCTTATCTCTGATAGTGCGAACGGATTGGATGTTGACGGCGTTGGTTATTCGCCACTTCATTTAAACGCTGTTGATAAATGTTGTACAAGAATCTGGATGCGTTCTGACCAGAACCAGTTGGTCGCACGCCATCTAGGATGTCTGCTGCTGCAGACTGAGGACCAAGGCGTGAAGGGTCCAAGAATGAAACCATACGGAAGGCTGCGCCATAGATGACTACATCCTCTGAGTATGAAGGAAAGCCTGTAACTGTTTCGTACTCTTGGTCATTGCTAGTGAGCAGCGTTGGGCGCTTGCTATAGGAAACATGTACGGTTTGTCCAGGCACAATCTCTGAATAAATAGATAGGCTCTTTGTGGTTGCAAAGGCATCTGAATCTGCAGTTCTATCTAACTGCCATGCACGAGCAGGAAACCACTCTTTGGATGGACCGATTGTAGAGTATGTAACTGACAGAACATTCTGCACTGCTGCAGGAATCTGATATGAATACTGCGCTGCAACATAATCAAAGTCATAGGTACCTGTGGCAAAGATGCTTGGGTACATAGAATCAATAGTGTTGTTGATAGCGTTCTTAATCTCTTGGCGTGGGAACAGTGGACCCATGACAACCTTAGCGTTCTGGGCATGGGTAGCAGGTGTAGTACCACGCTGTCCTCTACCCCAAGGGGCTAGGGTTAATGTGTTAGCCACATTGTCTGTAGCATGGACGAAGATAATTTCGTCATCAATCTGTACATAACCACGACCAATGACAGAGGCATCGTGTACTTCAATGGTTGTTGCTGTGCTTGTAGCAGCAGTATCTAGCCATGTTGATGGCTCTGTATTCTCTGTATAGGCATGCAGTACAGCCTCAACGCGGTCTGCTAGTTGGGCAAATGTACTCATAGGTTAATGCTCCTTAATGCAACTACGGCTGATAGTCCAGAGGTGCCAGCAAGTTCATTGCAGATGGCGTTTAAACCTTTGTAGTCATTTGGCTGGCGAGTAGAACTAGCCTTGTAATTGAGGGCAGCAATAAGTCCTTTGCCAGTAGTTCCAGCCCATGCGTTTGCAGCGCCCTGTGGCGCTTCATAAGCCGTATAAACGGGGTATGTACCGCCATTGGCTAGACGGTTAAGTTCACCCGTTAGGGTACTTCCTGCTACTCCTGTTGCCATTACTTGCCTTTCTTCTTCTTGCGAGCCACTGCTGCGTTATCTACTAGGTTCGGATACTTCCGACCCGCAGCCTTTGCACGAGCCTTGGCTGCAGCCTTCTGTGCAGAAGTAAGTTTTGTAGATGTACGCTTTGGATTCTTCGTGTCCCAAAATGCTTTCCTTTTCACCATTTCACCTTGTTCGCCCAATACGCCGCACTCATCTTGCCTTTGGCAATGTTCTTTGCATGGCGTGCTTTAAATGATGCTTGGCGTTTCGTAGGTTGTCTATCACCTGTAACGCCCTGCTGACCAAAACGAATGGTCTTAACTTGACTGCCTTCCTTGGCAACCACAACATGTGATTTAGTTGGATGGCTTGGCGTGCGCTTTGGTTTGTTAAAACCAGCAACGCCAGCCCGCGCTAGGCGCGGGTCGCGCTTACTTCTTTTTTCCGCCACGCTTTGCAGCCTTCTTCTTTGCCATTCCTGCTTCGCTCATAGCGATAGCAACGGCTTGCTTCTTGGACTGTACCTTTGCACCTGAACCTGACTTCAATGTTCCGCGCTTGTACTCGCCCATTACTTTGCCAACCTTCTTGGCTGCTGCTTTCTTCTTCATTAGTCGTAATCCTCATCTTCCATGTCTTTCATTGACATACCGATTGGGGATTCACCGATACGGATAATTGGCTTGTTGTAAATGGCTACATTAGGAGCCTTTGGTTGTTCTGTTGGGGTTCTGCCACCTACACCGTAGGGGGTAACAGTTCCGAAGCAGTTGCACTCAACGCACATTATTGGTGGGAGAGGGCAGTCCCCACATTGGCTCTGGGATGATTGAGTTAGTCGTCATCATCTTCATCCAACATTTTCTTAATCTCATCCTCAGAGGGCGCTTTGTAACTCACCCAACTTGGATAAGAACCTTTATCCATAACAAAGGACAGGGCTAGTTCGGACTCAAAACCTGCCTTGAGCAAAGAGTTGTAGTACTCGTTAAGCCAGATGCAGTACATTTCAAGTTCTGTATATGACTCATCTTTGACTGTACGCACGCGCTTTACTGGTTTTTTCTTGCGTGGTTTGCGAGCAGCCATTGTTCCTCCCTATGCTCCGTATGCTTTGCCTGTTTCGTTTGAAATCTTTACTGCCTCTTGAATCTTCTTCATGCTAGTTCCTGCGGGCTGTATGCCCTGAGCGCGGGCATCTCTGTATGCCTGCAATTCTTTATCCCACTTCTTGCTAGATACGCTGAGGTTAGAGTTGGCTTCTCCTGTATTCATAACAAGAGTTCCAACCTTGCAACCAAAGCACGCTGTAAGCGCATCGGCTGTTTGTTGGGTAATCAGAGTAGATGTACCGCCTGGGTAGTACTCCTCGGCAGTATTGGTCAGTATCTGACTTGGGTATCTGTATGAGGAATAAATACCGTTTACACGCAAGACTGAGATTCCACGGGCTAACTTGTAACGCATGAACAAGTAGTTATCACCCGCAGGAGTTTCATCTACCGTAGGGGTAGTGAAGTAATACATAGACATGAAATCCTCCTAATGGACTCACCCCGAAGGGATAGACTTTTCAAATTTGCCTATCCCTCAGAGTCAATCAACTACAGAGCAGCGATTGATGAACCAGTTTCAATGCGGTATAGCGCCTCATTGCGGTAGATGCTCCATCCGAGAACACCGTACCAACCGATTGGGCGGAAACGCATCAACTTGTCAGTTACTGGACCAATGACAACATTTGGCTCCTGTGAAACGGCTTCTGCCAATGCTTGCTTTCCAGCAAGGATTGTGGAGAATACGCGAGTTACTGGAGTTACCGTTACAACTGTTGTTGCAGTAACAGCAGCAGTAAACGCTGTGTCTACAGTGATGGTTGTGGTTGAGCCAGAGGTGCTGATGTCAGTAATCTTGGAACCTGAAGCGATACCTGTTCCTGCAATCTTGTCGCCAACTTCGGCGCGAGATGCGATTACTGAAGTAGAGCCAACGCCAAACGAGAACGCTGCAGATGCACCCTGAACAGTTACTGTTGTGGTTGCAAGAGCGGTCTGGTCTGCACCTGACTTAGCAGAGTACATGCGTGGGTTTTCAATGTAGAAGGCACCTTCATAAGTTCCGATAGAACCAGCAAACAAGTTGCCAAGTGATGCATCGGTATGTAGGTGGGACTCACGCCAACCGACAGAGCCTGTTTCGGCACGAAGGTCGTGTGATACTTCTGGGTGAATACCTACCCAGTATAGGCTTCCTGCACGAGGAACAGCCTTGTTTGAGCGCAACTTAGCAACAGCCTTGCGTAGGTCAGCAGAATCAATTGTGTCTGATGCTGTGATTGTCGCTGTGGATGTGCGAGTTCCGCCGTAGATAACATTGGTACCCTGGACAAGGACATTTTGTGCCACTGTGTCAAGAGAGTCAGCCATGTTGTAAGCGATGATGTCTGCAACAGCAGGGTCAACATCGGATAGTGAGAACAACTGTAGTTTGCGAGTAACTAGCGATGCGTTACCGTATTCAGCAAGTGTTACTGAAACGGTGTCAACATTGCCAAGTGCTACTGCATCAACATCTGTTGTTTCTGATAGTGAAGCGGTTGCAGGGGTCAAATCGTTGTAGAGTGAGAATACAACGGATGAGCCTGGCATAGCCTGTTGTACAGGCTTCTTATCCGCAACAGCACGAATCATCGGCTGAGCGCGGAGGGCAAATTCAACATAACGGTCATACGCGGTTTTTACTAGACCAGCGAGAGCCGAGGTGTCGGTATAAGCATTTGCCATGTGGGTTCACCTCCTGGTGATTGGTTGATGTATGGGTTGGTTAATTCAAACCAAGGAGTGCGTCTAGGTCCTCACGAGTCTTGGCTCCTGCAATCTTTGCAAACGCATCTTCGTCAACATCTGGCGCAGTGCCAGTGGCAACGAGATTGTTGATTCTTGCTTGTGCCGCAATCTCTGAGTTCTTCTGTACAGGCTTTTCCTCTGATGGTGTTTGGATTCCAAAAACATCGCCATATTCATTTACCCAGTTATTGATTGCCTCCTCAGAGGTATCAATATCTTGTGGGATAAATGCAGCAATCTTTGGGTTTAATCCCTTAGCCTGTAGCACATCCTTGACAGTACGCTGACGGGTCTGAGTTTTTAGACCTGACAACTCCTGTTCTAGTTCCTTTGCACGCTTTTCCAGCGCACGGTTTACTTTGCGGAGTTGTGACACGACATCAGTTGTTGTGTCGTCATCTTCGTCATCGTATTCATAGTTGGTAGCCATCTACCTATCTCCCTTTTGTTAGTTGTATTCGCAATCCACAACATGATTCGGGGAAACCACATTGGCTATTGCTGCCAGACTTATACGCCCCCCTGGGCTGGTCGGTCAGGGTAGGGATTCTTTATATTGTTGCTGTGCTTCTTAGTGATGCACCAGTAATGCCACCGCCTGCGCTGAAGCGGGCTGCTTCACGAGCAGCACGGCGCTCAGATGCAAGGGCGCTAGTAACATCATCACCAACAACTGCACTGATTGCCTCAAGGTCTGTGTATTGCTGACCTTCAATCTGCGCTAGACGGCGTTGGGTATTAGCAAGTTGGCGAGCCTTCTGGAACTCTGTTCTAAGTCCAGCGTACGCAGTATCACCTGCGGCTGAAATAAGTGATTCTGCCTGAGTTGTTCCAAGAACATCCTTTGCAAAACCTGCATACTGTGCAGCAGCACCAAGTTCAGAAACTCTGACTTGCTTTCTAATAATATCTATTCCCTGCTTTGGATTAAGTAGATAGGCAGTAATTGCGCTTTCATCTACTGATGGATAATAAGACTTGAAGGCTGCAATAACATCTGGATTTTCCTTAACACGGGTAGCAGCCATGTTTACTCGCTCCTCAAATTCACGAGGGGCTACCATGTTAGAAATGTAAGTTCCAAGGTTTTCACGACTACCAAGTACTGCCGTATCCAATCCATAGGCACGAAGTGTCTGTAGGTAACCGCGTTCATTTGAAATATATGTTGCTTCGTTTATGGCAAGACCTGCTTTACGCAAAGCCTCCATCCCGGGAAAACGCTGTTTATATGCTTCTGTTTTAGGCAGTTCTAGTTTGATTGTAGCCACAGTTTTGTCCTGTGTAATCATGTCGTTTACTGTGCTATACAAATCACCTAGACCAAGTTCATTAAGTGCTGCAAGAAATTCTTGTTGTGCAGACTTACGAGTTTTAGTTTCAATATCATCTTGTGGTGTTTGATTTCCACTTCCAGTACTTTGAGCAACACCATTGACATAGGTTACTCCGCCAAGAACTCCATTAAAAGGCTTGCCATTAACAAGCAATGGGTCTAGTTGTGTTCCAGAACCTGTTGTCTGACCGCCTTGATTATTAGTGCTATCTGTTTTTAGTACACCATTAACATAATTAGCGCCATTGCGAATACCTGTGAATGGAGAACCGTTAAAAGTTAATGGGTCGCTAGTGGTTCCAGAACCTTTCCAATTATTTGTTGCTGCTGTAGAGCCAGCAGTTCTAAGTAGTTGCCATGAACCAGAGCCAGCACGACCAACAGATTTAGCGCCAATCCATTTCCAAGTAAATCCAGCAGGTGCCTCCGATGGGGGTGCATCCCAAGGATTTTTAGTTACAGGCGTAGGTGTTGTAGTTGTAGTTGTAGGAATTGTTCTTGATGCAGCAGAGTCTGTTCTGCTTGCTCCGCTTGCCGTTGAAGTTGTTGATGTTGCTACAGGTTCGGTTGCGCCAATACTTTCAAGATATTGCTCGTATGTTGTGCGGTCCTCTAATGGGATACGCTTCATAAATGCGTTCCATTGCGCTCTAGTTTGTACCATGATTACCCCGCAAATCCGAACATCTTAGCCAAGTCAAGTGCCATGTTGCTGTAGGTTTCCTTTGCGTTCTTGGTGTATTGCCACAATGGGTCTTGCTTTAAAGCCTTGGTAAAGTCTGCAAATGTACGAGCATTGTTGCTTTCTTTGTCTATAACCTTACTCATTAAGTCTTGCCAAGTAATGGCAGCGCCATCTACTTCAAGAAGGTTAGCCATCTGATTGCGGTAACTTGTAGTTACTTCATAAAGGCTGCGACCTGCCTTGAGTGACTCAGCAAAAGGTTTGTTTTCTGGTGCATCAATCGCCATTTGCTTTAGACTGTTGGTCCAATAGTTGTAGTCACGACCATCCATTGGGTCTAGCAAGGATGTATTAATGCTTTTTTGCAGGTTAGCATCAAGATTAATTCCGTACATATAGGCTGTATCTTTAATACGGTCTAGGTAGGAACCAATAGTTCCTCCGCCCGTAAAGATGATGTTGCCCTTCTTGGCTAACTCATTAGCAATCTGGTCGTCATCCCAATTATTCTTGATGGCTTCCATAGCAAAGCCTTCAATAAAACTTTTGTTATCAACCTTTTGATTTGTCTTTGGGTCAATATAACTAGGAGCAATACCCAATGCTTCAAGTTTTGTAGTAATTGAATCAATGTTGTTCTTTAGTTTTTCAGCAAAGGTAGCAGCATTGCGTGGGTCTTTTGTTTCAAGGAAAAACTGGCGCAGGCTTGGTATGGTTTTTTGCCACCATGTAGTACCTTTAAGATTTTCCATAAAGGTATCTTCAGACCAGTTTTGAGTCTTAGCCTTCTCAAACAATCCTTCAATTTCAGCACGCTGTTTTTTGTCGTCAAGGGCAGAGAAGGTAGTGCGAAGCCAAGAAATCCAAAGTTGCTTGGTATCTTCTTTTTCATCGCCAACAGTAACTTTATCTTTGTCGCCACCAACAGCAGGGGTTGATGGCTTCTTGGTGGTTTTTCCAGTTCCTGTTTTTTGGTCAGGGTTCGGGGTGTTAGGCAAGTTATCAGTTAAGTCAGGAATACCATCGCCATCTGAGTCTTTAGTTTTGCCAGAGCCTTTTAAGTCTGTAGAGCCAGCAGAGGCAGCATTGTCTTTAGCCTTGTTTATTTTATCTCTCGCTTTGTCTGCTGCTGCCTGATTACCAAGCGCCTCAGCGCGGGCTAAATCATCCTCAGCCTTTGCTTGTGCTTTTTCTGCAAGCGCTTTTTTCTCTCCAGCACGCTTTGAATTAACTTCAGCATCTGCCTGTTCAAACTGTTTACGAAGGCTTGAAAGAGCATTTTTTGCTTTTTTAAATTGTGCGCTGCCAGGTTTGGCGCTTTTAATAATTTGCTCATTTTGATAAATAGCAAGACCAAGTTTACGGAGGCGTTCCTCTGGCGTTTCGGCTGTTACGGCGCGTGGGTCTACTGCCATTATCCTTGTGCCTTTCTAACATCTTCGGCTACTGCGTTATAGATAGCATCTAGGTAGCGATTTTCTGTACGCTTGCGAAATTCACCAGTACCTTCAACCATTGACATGACAGCAGCCTGGCGACCTGTTACATCTGTATCTTTTGACTGGTTTAAAAAGATATTGATAGCCTTTGTACGCTCAGCACCTACAGCGTTACGACCAAGGATTTGCTGGTAAATGCTCTGTACATAGGCATCAGCATCTTGGCTAGTAAATACGGGACCTTTGGCTACATTGCCACCCATGGATGCATATTTCTCCATAAGCGCTGCAAGGTCTATACCACCTGTTGTTTTTCCTGTGCCAGCAGGTGTGCCTGATTCTGTCTTAGGCTTTTCATCTTTTGCCATTAAACTACCACCGTATCATTAATAAAGTAACGATTTAGGAATTGTTCAAACTCTGGGCTTTCAGCAATTAACTGCTGCTTTACTTGTTCCATAACATAAGCAATGTCTTTATTGCTTTGTGCAGATAGCATTGCTGAACCACCAGCCGCATCGCGTTGTTTTAGTACCAAAGCAATTTGGTCACGAGCATCAAGGTATGTAGCCATAGCCTTGACAACTGGGCGGTCACCATTTTGTGCCATCCAGCCTTTGTCGCTTAGAGCCTTCTTTAATACAAGCGCACGGCGCTCATACTTACCACGGTCTGGTGAGATGTACTCTGAATACCAGTCAAAGTTTTCCTCTGCCTGGGCACGAGTCCATAGTTGCTTAGCGCCATTAATCATATCCATGCGTGGGTCATCATCAGAAACGATACCGTTCTGAATCTTGTATGCGTTAATCTGACCCATTAGTGAGTTGAACTGAGTCCAACCACGCTTGATGTTTGCATCGCGTAGCAATTCTTCAGGGCTGCGATTC